TGATTAATAATGGTGGGATGTTCTTTAAATCATTCATTGATGATGAACACATAGAATCAGCTATACACATCGCTGATGAGCTTTTAAATGCTAACCTTGCTCTTTGTATTGATAAAGAGATTATAGGATTTAAAGCTGAGTACACGGCTGTTATAAGCTATATGACAAAGGTTAGCGGGGAGAAAACAGAAGCAGGTATTAAAAATTCGTTAAAAAACACTCAGCCTTTTAAATCTATAGAGAAGGATAGAAACCAAGCCATAAGAAAAACACTCGATGAGATGGTTGAAAGAGGAATGCTTATACGAAGTGAGCCTCATACTGGAAAATATGTTTATGTGTTGTCTCACTAAGTAACAAATATTTAACCCGCTTAGGCGGGTTTTTTATTGTCTTTTGTTTGGTAACACTTGGTAACACGTTGGTAATAGTGTGTTACCAACGTAAGTTATTGTTATATAATAGTAATATTATATATATATATCATTTAGTAACATTGGTAACAACATCATTATATTTATTATTAATAACGAAAGAATGCGGCTTACAGAGGATTTACATAAAAACGTCTTACCAATGTTACCAATGTTACCAAAACACCCTCAAAGCCACAAGTACCAAGGCTTACAGGCTGGTAATAGCCGTTACCAAGGCCTTACCAAGTCGATTTATTGGTTGTTTTGCATGTTTATTTAAAACAATTATATTTTTTTATTGACAAATGTTTTATACAAGGTACAATGAACCAACTTTTTAAGAAACACTAAGAAACGCCAACTACCTAGATTTACTCGGTAGTTGAAACAGGAGAGATGAGATGAACAAATACGAATTAAAATTAAACATGATTGACGGCTCAACCAAATACGACTTTAGCGGAATGACTTCAAAGACAATTGAACAAATGAACGAATATTACAAAAACATCATTGAAAAAGCGAAGCAATGCAATAGAGTTTTTGAATCTTTTAAAGAAGTTTTAAGTGTGGAGATAAGCTGAAGCCAGCGAAGCACCCATGGTTGATAAGTGAATATACGGTTCTAAGTCCGACAAGCGATGGCTTGGTTATTATACTTTAACAAGTAAAAGTAAAATATAAATTTTTATAGGGTATTTATGAAACACTACACAATAAAAAAAGATGGCTTGATGATTAATGCTTTTGTCCTAGAAAAAGCAATCATAGAGCGTACAGGTTGTGAAGATATTAAAGAAGCTATCAAATCCTTACTAGAAGATGGCTATGTGGTTAGTTTAGTTAAAAGATGAGTGATTGTACTAATAATTTATTTTTTCGCCGTAGGCGCGATATTTGGGGGATTTATGATTATAGAAAAAGATGATGAATACAATGACACAGTAAAGAAATTGGTAGATGGACAGAACAAAAGAAATAAAGAAATTGAAGAAATGCTTAATATTAAAAGATGTAAAACATGTACGTTTAGAAACGAAGAAGGGGAGTGCACAAGCAGTAAATTTGCAGATAATGTTAGATGGCCCTGCGGTTATTTTGAAGATGAAGAGGAGGAAATAGAGAATAAAGAAATGACAAAGGATATGTTGCTTTATAGTTATGATGAAGGAGGTAGGTTTTTTGTTGGAGAAGAATTTGGGTGTGTGCATTATGAAAGATGAAATAGATGCTATAATGTGGTGCTTAGGTTTAATGATTGTTTGTATAGTACTTGCAATTGTTTTTAAAGTATGATTTAATACATAAAACCTTCACTCTCTCCCAGTGTTATGATGCGTTTTGGCCGCTTAGACGTAAAAAATCGAAGGTGGCCTTTTTTTTGAGAAAATTATGGAAGCAATAGAAGTAAAATTAGATAGCGGAAAAAAAGTGTTATTGACTTTTAATAATGAAGTTGGTTATGCTGAAACAATAGCCAAGTGCTTTCGTGTTGGAGAGATGAATAAAAGACAACATTTATTAGATATTATTGAAGGATGCCAGAAGGAATTGGAAATTATTTATGAAAATGATGAGCATTAACCAAAACATTAAACCAAACATTAGAAAAGAGCATGGCTATTGGTTTTGCTTTGGCCGTGGGATTTATGGTGCTGGTTTTAATCCAGTAGTTGCTTATAATAACTGGCGCAAGCAAATAAAATGACAAAAGAAAAAATAGAAAGATACATTAATTCAGCAGCCTTAGAAGAAGGGCCAGATTGCGCCTGTAATTGGTTTAAGAAGATAAGCGAGTATTTAAGGCAAATGCCTGTTGATGGTATTGAAGAAGATGAAGATTATTAATCGCACAGTGAGAATATAAGCGATGGCTAAAGGAGTTAAGACAGGAGGAGGCTCAAGAGCAGGTATCCCTAACAAGGTTACAAAAGAGCTTAGAGAAATGATTCTAGGAGCTCTTGATGATGCTGGCGGTCAAACATACCTTTATCAGCAAGCCTTGGAAGAACCAAAAGCCTTTCTAGCTCTAATTGCAAAGGTTATACCAAGGGAAGTTGAAAACAAAATTAGCGGTGATTTATCTATTAAAACAATCACCCGTCAGATAATCGATGCAAAACCTTCTGATTGAAACACCACGAGCTTTTAAACCTTTCCTTAAGCCTTCAAGGTACAAAGGCGCTTATGGTGGTCGTGGCTCTGGGAAGTCTCACTTCTTTGCTGAGATGGCAATAGAACGATGTATTTTAGATAAAACGGCTATCTGTTGCGCTCGTGAAATCCAGAAGTCCCTCAAGAATTCAGTCAAGAAACTATTAGAAATAAAGATCGAACAGCTTGGAGTCGGTCATTTATTTATCGTTCAAGATACTATAATCAAAGGCTTAAACGGCTCAGAGATTATCTTCACTGGCCTTCAATCACATACATCAGACTCCATCAAATCTTTAGAATCATTCGATGTGCTTTGGATAGAGGAAGCGCAGAATGTTTCGCAAAAATCACTCGATATAGTTCGCCCTACCTTTCGTAAGCCAGGCAGTGAGATTTGGGTAACGTGGAATCCCGGTAAAGCAACTGATCCAGTAGATGCCTTTCTACGATGCGAAAATCCACCGCCTGATGCTATCGTGTGCCAAGTCAACTACATGGATAATCCGTGGTTTCCAGAAGTGCTACGGGATGAAATGGAATATGACCGTAAGCGAGATTATGATAAGTATTGTCATGTTTGGCTGGGTGAGTATCAAAAGAATAGTGAAGCGCGTATATTTAAGAACTTTGTCATTGAAGACTTTGATAGACCTGAAGGCACTATTTATCGCCTTGGTGCTGATTGGGGATATAGTGTAGATCCTTCTACGCTTGTTCGTGTATCGACTGAAGGGAATAGATTGTACATTGATTATGAAGCCTATATGGTAGGCTGTGAGATCGTTAATTTACCAGACCTGTTCGACCGCGTACCAGAGTCACGCAAATGGTTTTGTCGTGCTGATAGCGCAAGGCCAGAGGTTATAAGCTATATGAGAAAGAATGGCTATCCTCGTATGCAATCAGCTATGAAAGGTAAGGATTCAATCGAAGAAGGCATACAGTTTCTTCAGTCATTCGATATGGTTGTTCATCCAAGATGTGTTCATTTGATTGATGAATTGAATAGTTACAGTTATAAACGCGATAAACTAACTGATGAAATCCTTCCAATCATTGAGGATAAGAACAATCATTTAATTGACGCATTAAGATATGCTTGCGAAGGGATAAGAAAGGCGAGTACAATGAAACGCAAAGAAACGGTAAGTAATTATAGAATGCCGCAAGGTTTAACTGGGTGGATGGGGAATTGATTATGAAAATCAATGAATATAATGAACCATACAAAGAATTAAACGTTGAAGAGTTTATACAAAAACTTGTAAATATAGAAGCAGACGCTTGTGAAGATTATGGATTAAAACCAGGATCTATAATAAAGTCAATATATGACGCTTATGAAATAGAACGATTAGAAAAAGAAAAAAAAGATGGTTTTACACCTTATCCTGGCGTTATAAATAACCAATGGAGTTAAATTTATGCCATTAAAAAAATCAACATCAAAAAAAGCCTTAAAAGAAAACATAGCAACAGAAGTTAATGCTGGTAAACCAGTTAAACAAGCAGTTGCAATTGCTTATAGTGTTAAACGCGAAGCATCAAAAGGTAAAAAGTAAAGTATGGCTGAATATGGTGAGAATGAATTGGAAGAAGGCGAAAGCGAAGACACAGAAGTACGCGAAACTCTTTCCCTTATGCGGAAACGTATGCAACAGGCTATTGCCGCCTATAGTGATTCAAGAGAGGATGAATTAAATGACCTTAAATTTAAAGCAGGTTCGCCTGATAACAATTGGCAATGGCCTGCGGACGTCTTGGCAACTCGCGGATCCGTGCAAGGACAAACCATCAATGCAAGACCGTGTCTCACAATCAACAAGTTACCACAGCATGTTCTTCAAGTCACCAACGACCAACGACAAAACAGACCAGCCGGAAAAGTAATCCCAGTCGATGACAAGGCAGATATTGAAGTCGCTAAAATTCTTGATGGTATTGTTCGGCATATTGAATATATTAGCGATGCTGATGTGGCTTATGATACGGCTTGTGACGCTCAAGTTACTTTCGGCGAGGGATATTTTAGGATACTGACCGATTATGTCGATGAAAACTCTTTCGATCAGGATATTAGAATAGCGCGTATTCGCAATGCATTTAGTGTGTACATGGATCCATTGATGCAAGACCCTTGTGGTTCTGATGCTGAATGGGCGATTATCAATACTGAAATATCAAAAGAAGAATACGAACTTAATTATCCAGATTTTAAGCCACTAAGATCAATCGAATCTCAAGGAATTGGTGATGATAGTCTTGCTGTTTGGATCGGTAAAGATACGGTAAGAATCGCTGAGTATTTCTATGTCGAGCATGAACAAAAGACATTAAACCAATATCCAGACGGAACAGCAGCATTATCAGACTCACCAGAAGCAAAGCAGGCTAAACAATATGGCCTAAAACCATCAAAAACACGCAAAGTTGATGTTAAAAAGATTTGTTGGATAAAAACAAATGGCTTTGAGATATTAGACAAGAAAGATTGGGCTGGTAAATGGATTCCTATCATTCGTGTGGTTGGTAACGAGTACGAAGTAGAAGGTCGATTGTACTTATCTGGCCTTATTCGCAATGCTAAAGACGCGCAGCGAATGTATAACTATTGGGTGTCGCAAGAAGCTGAAATGTTAGCTCTTGCGCCAAAAGCCCCTTTCATTGGCTATGGTGGACAGTTCGAAGGCTATGAAAGTCAATGGAAAACAGCAAATATAAACAATTGGCCTTATCTTGAGACAAACCCTGATGCTACAGACGGAATGGGTAATCCTTTACCGCTCCCTCAGCGCGCTATGCCACCACAAGCATCAAGCGGCATATTACAAGCTAAAGCAGGTGCAGCCGACGATATAAAATCAGCCACTGGTCAATACGATGCTTCTTTAGGGATGCAGGGTAATGAAAAAAGCGGTAAGGCCATTCTTGCAAGGGAACGCCAGTCTGATGTGGGAACTTATCATTATGTTGATAATCTGGCTCGTGCTGTTCGCCATTGTACCAGACAGTTAGTTGATCTTATTCCAAAGATTTATGATACACAACGTGTGGCACGTATTATCGGGATTGATGGAGAAACGGATAATGTAGAGGTTAATCCACAACAACAACAAGGCGTTATTAAAGTTCAAGACGAAAACGGCGCAATTATAAAGAAAATTTATAATTTAGGTGTTGGAACATATGATGTTTGTGTAACGACCGGACCAAGCTATATGACCAAGCGCCAAGAATCTTTGGAAGCTATGGCGCAGCTACTTCAAGGCAACCCACAGCTTTGGGCTGTAGCTGGGGATTTATTCATTAAGAATATGGATTGGCCAGGTGCGGATGAAATGGCAGAGCGATTTAGAAAAACACTTGACCCTAAATTGTTAAGTGATGATGAGGCGGCGCCAGAAGTTGTAGCATTACAACAGCAATTGCAGCAAATGAGCCAAGAGCTAGATCAGACGCATGAGATGCTTAAGCAGGCTGATGTGTCTATTGAAGCCAAAGAAATGCAGAACAAGCATTATGAGACAGATATTAAGGCATATCAGGCCGAAACTCAGCGATTGAGTATGTTAGCATCATTCCAGACGGAACAGCCGCCTAACATCAAGCAAGAGGTTTTAAACGCTATGCAGGAGCTATTAGCTGGTAGTGCTACAATGGAGCAGGAAGAACCTGTGCAATTAGAGCAAGGTGAGCAAGAACAAATCCAACAACCAATTAACCAAGGCGCAATACAATGACATCAACAGTAAAAGTACAAAAACATCAAGACCACGTTGCCATTAAAGTTAAATTTAAAAACCCGCAAACAGGCGATGTAATGAGAGAAGAAATTATATCCGACACTGTAGAGATGTCGTTTGTTATTTTTGACACTCAATCATTAGAAATAGAAGAAATCCAGCAAATAAATAAATGACAAATGTAGTTAAGTTTAATGGCTACACAACGGTTGATATTGATTCAGACTATGGAAAACCAATTAACATGAATGTAGGCGATAAGTTTATTGTCAGATTGAACGATGATTTTAGTGGGTTAGTGTCTCATACATTTGGCCTACGTGGCATAAAATATTAATCAGGAATAAAAATGGGCTTAAAAGTAACTACCTCTTGTCTAGGCTATCAGCAAATAACAGCTACCGGAACATCCGTAGGACTAACTGTTCCTACAGGCGCTACATTCGCCATGATAGTAGGCGAAGCGCAGAGCGTAAGATGGCGTGACGATGGCGTAGACCCCACTACAACAGTCGGAATGCCTTTATCCGTTGGTGTAGACTTTAGTTATGATGGGGACTTGAACCGGATTCGGCTTATTGCCGCTACAACAGGCGCAATCATTAATGTGAGTTACTACGCATGATTGGCTATGGACCTAATTATTCAAGCGGTTTTGGAGCTGGCTCTCCTCTGATAACAACTACGTTTGCAAATAAGCCAGCACCCGGACCAGTAGGGTCACAAATATATATCAGTGATATCGGTGAATACGGTGCTGTATTTACTAGCAATGGCTCTGTATGGTCGCACACAGGTGACATAGAGATTATTCAAAAGGGCAAAGGATGGCTTCTACCATCTCTAGCGGCTGCTAATGCAGCTACCTATTCACAAACAGGAACAACAATCACTGTTACTTCCGTTGGTCATAATATACCCGCTACTGGATATAACACAAAAGACGTGTACCTAAACATGGGAGTTGCCGCTACAGGCGCTACAATACCACCAGGGTTTTTCTCTAACTTCACTTATGTTAGCGCTGATTCATTTACCTGTACGTCAACAATATCTCAAACAGGAACTGGCACAGTAAATACAAACATAGCAGAAATTATTGTAGCTGATTTAAACAATACTATAAAAGGTAGTGTATTAGGACTAGACGGTAAAATACATATTTCTTTCTTATCATCAAATAATAATAGTGCCACTACAAAAACCGTCTTTTTTAATTTTGCCACAAATCCAATAGATTACCCAAATACTACTACATTATTTAGAAATCCTAAAGCAGACGCCATCATCAATCGCCACAGTTTTACCAGTCAGGTAATGGAGCATTTAAGCCAGCCTACACTATATGCAGTTGATACCTCTGTTGATTTTAATTGTGGGTTCAGTATGTTATGTGAAGCAGCAAATGATTATGTTGCAATACATTCAGCGTCTGTTTATATATTAATAAGTTAAGGATTTATCAATATGAGTACTTTTAATAATGGGTTTATTCAATCAGGTGATGGTAATTTAAACGAACCTGTCCATGTTGGTAGACCAGGCCAACAAGTCGTATTTAGTAGCATAAATCCATCAGAAAGCTATTTAGCTAAATATCCAACTATTGAATCAGTTCCAGCCGATTTCAATGGCACGGTAGATATAGTAACACCTACTTATAGAGCTACTGTTAAGGGAGACGGGACAACAAAATACACAACAGGGGTTGGCGCGGTATCAGACAGGCCTACTGCGGCCGATTTTGGAGTTGGGACATGGCAGGATGGAGGAATAACTTATAACAGCAATGGTGTTGGCTGGGGTAATACAACTGCAACTGCAACAAATATGCAGCTTGTTGATTTTAGAGCAGCTGTTGCAAAAACGCAGGCTGGTCTTAGTAATACGACTATCTTAGAAATTGGAGATTCGACTACTAGGGGGTCTGGCGCAGCAACGCTAGACGCGGGGGCTCGACAATTAGCTCCTACCGATGTATTGGCGCGTAGATTAATAGATGCAGGTATTAGCGCAAATGTATCAAGTCAAATAGGCGGCTCAGGTGTTACCCTAGTAGCAGATCTAGCAAACTATAACCCAACAGTTTCTGTTGGAGCTGGTTGGTCATTTCAAGCAGTCGCATCTATCAGTCAACGACTGACAAACTCGACTACAGTTAATCCCATTGACTTCACCCCATTAGATGCGGCTGGCGCACCATTGGTTTTCGATACGATCGAAGTCTATTATATTCAATACGTTTCATACGCTCGATTGACTATTGGCGTTGATGGTGGGGCAGCTGCTTTTACCTCAACCCCAGCAAATGGCCCAATAGTAGAAAAGGCGACTGCTACTGTAGCACTCGGTACGCATACTGTAAACATTGCCAAACATGCTGCTGACGCAGCCAAGATTATGACTGTAATCGGTTGGGTATGTTATGACTCTACAAAGAAGCAAGTTCTATGCCTTAATGCAGGTATCGCTGGAAAGGCAATTGGCACAATGGGATCGAACCCAGGCTATACAACTGCTTTCAGTGAAATTGAAATAATACAACCGCATTTATCTATCATAAATTGCTGTATTAATGATTCAGGGGCTCTTACTAATACATCAACATACAGAAGTTTGCTGCAAGGATTAATCACAAAATGTTTATTATATGGTAGCGTTATACTAAGACCAGGAAATCCAGTGCAACCTAGAGATATGGAGCCGTATCTGAGCATAAACCGTGAATTAGCCAGTGCAAACAACATACCTATTATTGACCTAAGCGATATGTATGGTGACTATAATACATACAATGATCTTGGTATGATGTATGACCTTTTACATCCAAACAATATTGGTTATCAAGATATTGGGAATATTGTAGCTAAAGCAATTACCCCATAAAGATATAAACGGACTGTGACGAACGCAGGAAGCTATTAAAAAGGCTTGTAATAATGAATCAAGAAGAAAACGCAGTAAACGAAGAAGTATTATCGACCGAAGTCGAGTCGGAACTTGAGCAAACTGTTAGCGATCAAGTTACTGAAGAAACAGTAGAAGAACAGGAAAAAAGATTTAGCCAAGACGAGCTAGATCGAGCAATTAGCAAACGTCTAGCAAGAGAACAAAGAAAGTGGGAACGCGAACAGGCCGCAAAGACTGAACGAGTACCTGTTGAATCTGTTGATGTCTCTCAGTACGAAAGCACCGAGGAATATGCTGTTGCATTGGCTGAGAAGCTATTGGAACAGCGAGAAAAACAGAAGCAATACTCGGAAGTTTTAGAAAGCTATATTGATCGTGAAGAAGAAGCCAGAAGCAAATATGATGATTATCAACAGGTCGTTTATAACGACAGATTGATGATATCCGACGCAATGGCAGAAGCAATACGGTCAGCGGATAACGGCCCTGATATAGCATATCATTTAGGCTCTAATCCTAAAGAAGCAGAACGCATAGCTCGCCTTTCACCGCTCTTGCAAGCAAAAGAAATTGGTCGTATCGAAGCTAAATTAAGCGACGAACCACCAGCAACTAAACAAACGACACGCGCTCCCGCGCCTATAAGCCCTGTTGGTTCTGCTAGAACCACTGCTACTTCGGTTGAAACTACTGATCCTCGTTCTATTAAGACGATGACGACAAGTCAATGGATTGAAGCAGAAAGACAGCGGCAGATTAGGAATTGGGAAGCGAAAAATCGACGATAATATTTAAGGAAAACTTATGCCTAATTCACTTTTGACGATCGACATGATTACAAGGAAATCCCTTGAGATCTTAGAAAATAACTTAGTTCTAACCAGAAACATTAACCGTCAATATGATGACAGCTTTGCCACCGAAGGCGCAAAGATTGGTTCAACATTGAGAATCCGTTTACCAGATCGCGCGCTCGTTACAGATGGCGCAGCTTTACAGGTTCAGGATGACCAAGAGCAATATACAACGCTAGCCGTATCAAACCAAAAGCATATCGGCATTAACTTTACAACTGCCGAGCTTACCATGCAGTTGGATGACTTTGCAGATCGTGTGCTAAAACCTCGTATTTCACAGCTTGCCGCGTCTGTTGATGCTGATGTGGCGCAGACCATTTACAAGCAGGTTTATTCATCTGTTGGAACACCCGGAACAACTCCCGGTACGTCTTTGGTATTGCTACAAGGCCAACAAAAGCTAAACGAATATGCAGCACCTATGCATCCTCGTTATGCGACTGTTAATCCTGCTGCTAATGCTCAGTTAGTTGAAGGGATGAAAGGTTTCTTTAATCCAAACCCAACCATCAGCGCGCAGTTCAAAAATGGCATGATGGGCGAAGGCGTATTGGGTTATGACGAGATTAATATGTCTCAATCAATCCCTGTTCATACTACAGGCGCTTGGGGTACTGCAATCACTTCAACTGGAACAGTAAGCGTACAAGGTCAAGCAACATTACCTATCAGCTTTACTGGTGCGGCTCAAACTTGGAAAGCTGGTGATGTATTCACAATTGCAGGCCGTTATAGCGTTAATCCACAAACGCGCCAATCAACTGGAAGCTTGCAACAATTTGTCGTCACTGCGGATGTCCCATCATCAAGCGCCACAGCAACATTGAGCATTTCGCCTCCTATCTATACTGCTGCTCACGCTTTAGCAACTGTTGATAGCTTCCCTCAAGCTGGCGATGTAATCACTATGCTGGGATCCGCGTCAAGCCAGTACAATCAAAACTTGATCTATCACAAAGACGCGTTCACTTTTGCTACCGCTGACTTGCTGCTTCCTCAAGGTGTTGATATGGCTTCTCGCCAAACTCATAACGGCATCAGCTTGCGTATTGTTCGCCAATATGACATTAACAATGACCGTATGCCTTGCCGTATTGATATTCTTTATGGTGCTTCCGCTATCCGTCCTCCAATGGCAGTTCGGATGTGGGGTTAGGACTTAACTTTTAATTTAGGGGAATAAATATGGCACTTCCAAACACAGGCGGCGGTTATCAATTAGGCGATGGTAATTTATTAGAAGTTACTTTCTTTGATCAACCAGCTCCGCAGACAGCTACGGCAACAGCCACTTTAACAGTAGCGCAAATCACTGGTGGTATTTTAATCGGTAATCCAAGCACAAGCGCGGCAACCTATACTTTACCAACAGCCGTGGCTTTAGATGGTTTATTGACTAATTGCAAAGTCGATAGCGCATTTGATCTTAATATTATCAATCTAGGCACTTCTTCCGGCGTGATTACATTGGCTGTAGGCGCTGGAATTACCTTAGTAGGTCTTGCTACGACTGCCATTACTTCGGCTGTTGGTTCTTCTTCTCATTGGAGATTCAGAAAGACAGCCGCAGGCGCGTGGACGGTTAATCGTATTTCTTAATTTATATGGGGACGCTTGACATCCCCTTTTGAGGTTTTATTATGGCTAGAGATACAAAATCAATTGGCGTGGCGTTTAGGGATCAATTTCTCGAAAATGCAGAGTTTTTAAATTGCACTACGTTGGGATCTGATGTTGTTAAACATGTACCTGTTGCTATCAATGCAACAGCAACGGCAACAGCAGCACAAGTAGCATCCGGTTATATTACATCAACATCAGCTGCAGCGACGACAATAACGCTTCCTACTGGTACATTATTAGGAGCTGCTTTAGGTGCTGTTAGTGGTACTGTTTTCGACCTATTTATTGACAATACAGCAGGTGCAAGTACTGTTACTATTGCGGTGGCGGTAAATGGTATCTTATCTGCTTTAGCAGCGGCGGAAGCAGGAGGGTCAGGTTTATTAACCGTTCCGGCTGGTGTAACAGGACAAGCTTGTTATCGTTTGATGTTCTCAAGCGCAACAGCCTATACTTTTACAAGAATAGCGTAGTATTATTTCCCTCATTCGTGTAAAATATGGGTGGGGGATTTATTTATGATAGAAATAAAAAATGAAGACAATGACGAAGGAATCGAGCATTATAAGTTCGATGGATTCGGGCGATTAATTCTTGATACTATTCATGGTTGCGTTATTATAGATATTAGAGAAAATGATGTTAATGCGTTTACTATTGACAAAGAATATGGCCGTAAAGATTTTTTATTAATCCCTAAAAAATAAATATAAATATGATTATCTATTTGCAGCATCCAGTACACGGAACAAAAGTTGCTACGTCAGATATTGAAGCAAACTATGATGAGAAGCATGGATGGGAACGTGTAGAGAATGAAAAAGAACCAATAAACGCGCTAAAAAAACGCGGTAGACCAGTGAAAGAGGTAAACTGATATGGCAACGGCTGGCGATCAAATAAACGGTGCATTAAGGCTTTTAGGCGTACTCGCAGAAGGGGAAACACCATCGTCTGAAATGGCAGATGATGCTTTACGCGCCCTTAATCAAATGATTGATAGCTGGTCAGCGGAGAAATTATCTGTATTCTCAACACAAGATCAAATCCTAACTTGGCCTGCTTCAGCACAATCAAGAACACTTGGCCCTACTGGTACGCTTGTCGGTAATAGACCTATAACGCTTGATGACGCAACTTATTTTCGTGATCCTACCACTGGTATTAGTTACGGACTAAAGATAGTAAATCAGCAGCAATACAATGGTATTGCCGTTAAAACAGTTACATCAACTTATCCGCAAATCATTTTCATTAATGATACTTATCCAGACGCAGAAATTAGTGTTTATCCTGTTCCCACAAGGGCGCTTGAATTTCATTTTGTTAGTGTTGAGCCATTAACACAGCCCGCTGTTTTAGCATCAGATTTATTGATACCACCCGGTTATTTAAGAGCGTTTCGATATAATTTAGCGTGTGAAATAGCATCAGAATATGGAATTGAACCAACACCAACCATTCAGCGCGTAGCAATGGTATCAAAGAGGACTATTAAGCGGAACAATAATCCTAATGATGTTATGAGTATTCCATACAGCATTGTTGGAACGCGGCAACGTTTTAATATTTTTGCTGGTAATTTCTAATGAATTGCGGCTATAGATGTTTAGTCTATTTGTTTAGATTTCTACTTTTAATAGAGGAATTATTAGTGCTATCCAGACTTGTCACTGGCTTTTATGACGGCTGCAATGTTTTATTCCTTCTCATACATTGTTCCGAAGCATTAAGAACCAATCTTTTCTCCCCTAGGTTTCAGATATTTAATCTGTCTATGTGCGCAGGATACTTTAGATCGCGTTTTATTAACTCATTCGTTAAAGTACTAAACCGTATATTTGCCGTGTTAGTTAAGGCTAACCCCAGCCGCGAAATGAATTATAGTTGGTATAGATTTTATGTCAAGGAATAAAAATGCCAACAATTAAAACGCCTATCCTTGGCGGTTCCTATACAGCAAGATCGCTCAACGAAGCTGCTAACAGGATGATTAACCTGTACAGCGAAGTAACTCCGGAAGGAGGAAAGGAAGCAGGGTATTTAATGCGCTGCCCTGGTACACGCCTAGTTGCTACAGTAGGGACCGGCCCTATTCGCGGCATGTGGCAATCAAAAAGCGTTCTTTATGTCGTGTCTGGAAATGAATTTTATAAAGTTGGTTCTGATTGGGTTCCCGTATTTATAGGTAATGTGGATAATGGTGTAGATACGGTTTCAATGTCAGACAATGGCTATCAAGTCTTTATTGCCTGCAATCCACGGGCGTTTATTTACAACATTACTACCACTGCATTTGCAGAGATTACCGACCCAGATTTTGTAGGCGCACGGTCTGTTGCTTTTATAGGCGGATACTTTGTATTTAATGAACCCTTTAGCCAGCGCGTGTGGGTTACCACATTGCTTGATGGTACGTCAGTAGATCCACTTGATTTTGCTTCAGCAGAAGCGGGGACAGACAATATACGGACATTGATTGCAGATCATAAAGAGATCTGGTTGTTCGGAGCCAATACAATCGAGGTTTGGTATAACGCAGGCAATGTTGATTATCCATTATCACCTATTTCTGGAGCGTATATCGAGACAGGTATAGAAGCCTATCGCTCACTGGCTAAATGCGATAATTCTCTGTTCTGGCTTGGATCAGATACCCGTGGTGATGGTATTGTTTACCGGACCAATGGCTATACACCTATCAGGGTATCAACTCATGCGCTTGAGTGGCAAATCCAAAATTACGGGAAAATGACTGATGCCATAGGCTATTCCTATCAAATGGACGGTCATTTATTTTATGTATTAACCTTTCCGTCTGCGAATAAAACGTGGTGTTATGACATATCAACCGGACTTTGGCACGAGCGAGGAGAGTTTAATGAAACAACCGATTCATTTACTCGCCATCGTTCCAATTGCCAAGCCTATTTTAATGAAGAAATCATAACCGGTGATTTTGATAACGGTAATATCTATGCGTTTGATATGGCTGTCTATACAGACAATGGAAACATGAATAAATGGGTGCGATCATGGCGCGCCTTACCAACAGGGCAAAATGATTTAAAACGTACCATACACCATTCATTGCAGCTTGATTGTGAAACGGGGAGAGGGACAGCAACAGGACAAGGGCAACATCCATTAGTTAACCTTAGATGGTCAGATGATGGTGGTCATACATGGGGTAATTATCATGCGATGTCTTTAGGTGCTGGTGGAGATTGGGGCACTCGAGTTATTTGGCGGCGACTTGGTATGACAACTAAGTTAAGGGATAGAGTTTATGAGATTAGCGGAACAGATCCAGTAAGAATGGACATCATGGGCGCTCAATTAGATATATCGGCTACACGGTCATGAGCGAAAAAATCCCTGGTTCTCGCGTCCCTTTCCTTGATACCAAAACAAGCCTTATATCGCGCGAATGGTATCGTTATTTTAATGATTTGTTTGGGCTTACTGGTAGTGGTTCAAATAATATTTCATTATTAGATGTGCAAACCTCACCTACAGTAAAAGATCCAGTAAAGAGTAGAAGGGAGGTTCAAGCCTATACTGTTGCTGTTGGAGCAAGCCCATTTACCTATATCAATAAAACAAGCACAGAAATAGATGTTTTAGTTTCAGGCGGAACAATTACCACAATTGAATTTTCACGTGATTATTCAACTTTTTACACAATATTAGCAAATAGGGCTATGATACGATTATCACCTTATGATTCTATATTAGTAACCTATACAGCTGCTCCTTCACTTGTAATAATACCTAGATAATTATATGGCAGTCACACCAAAATGTTTAGTTGAACCCGTATTATTAACAACTGCTAATGTTAATTATTATACGGTTAGTAAAGGGTCTACTATTATTGATAAAATGACCGTCATTAATGTTACGGCTTTTGATGATATAATTACCATATATCTTGTACCTTCTGGCGGTTCTGCAGGAGCAAGCAATAGAATAGCAAGAAATTTAAGAATTGCACCAGATGAAACCTATGAGTTCTCAAAAGTAGAAGGTCATATTTTAAATATCGGCGATTCAATAATGGCAGTTGCTGGAACGGCCAGCACATTATCATTTAGGGTTAGCGGAAGGGAGGTGGCATTATGATTGATGATTATCAAGCATTTCTAAATGAATATGGATTGACTGAGGAATATGTTCAATCACTTGTACAAAATGAATCAGATCAAATACCAATGCCTGAAGGGTTTGAGCATATATTTGTTAATTTCTCTGATATTGAAGGATTGGGATTGTTTACGGTATCTTCTTTTAAAGCTGGTCAAATGATAGCCCCAGCAAGAATAAATGGAATGCGGACACCAGCAGGACGCTTTACTAATCATTCGCCTACTCCTAATGCTATCTTTGCCATAAATGATTTTAATGATTTAGTTTTAATAGCAATTAAGCCAATTTCGGTTAATGAAGAAATAACCATTGATTATAGGCAGGCCATGGAAATAAACGACGCAGGATTCGATAAAATATATAATTTCTTGGATATCCCCAAAGCGCATGGCATTGATATTTCATCTATGTCTAATCGTGAAAAGATTGACGTCATAGAATGGATTATCATGAATAAAATGGAAAATATAGTTGATGATTTAAAAATAACCAATTATATAAACGGTGGTGTTTATGCAAGGGAAATGAAAGCACCAGCCGGTATTGTTATTACTGGTAAAATTCATGAACATGACCATATAAACATTCTCAGTGAAGGTGAAATATCAGTCATGACAGATGACGGAATGAAGCGCGTAAAAGCCCCCTATACGTTTGAATCAAAATCCGGTATAAGAAGGATAGGATATACTCATTCAGATATTACATGGACTTCAATACATTCTGTTACTAATGATGATATCAACGAGATTGAAAAAGAATTATTTACTATTCCAAACATTGATTGGGTTTCAGATTTGTTTAAATCAGATATTGAGGTATTGACATGAGCGCGGCAATAACAGCAGCAGCAATAGGTGCAGGCGGCGCAATAGCTGGCGGTATGATGGCTTCTAAAGGCGCTAAAAAAGCAGGCCAAGCCCAACAACAAGGAATAGACGAAGCAACGGCTCTACAGCGTGAAATGTGGCAAAGCCAGCGCAAGGACTTAGCGCCTTGGATGAAAGCAGGCGGTACTGGTCTTAATGCTTTGATGTATGGCTTAGGTTTAGGCGGAAGATTACCAGGTGAAACCTACGGCGGAGGCATGGATGAAACGTGGGATCCTGAAGCTGTATTGGGCGCTAGACCTACTGATCCAGATGGCGCTAGACAATGGGACATAAACGCAGCTGCAGGACAAGCGCAATTTAATCAAAACAGATTAGCAGGACAAGCGCAGTTAGAAAAGAATCTTGCTGCTATGACACCTGAACAACGTGCCGCTTATGAGAACCAGCGTAAAGCAGGTGGATTGCAAGGCGGAGGTCTAATGAAGCAATTTGGCATGGAAGATTTTCAAGTTGATCCGGGCTATAAATTCAGGCTAAAGCAAGGATTAAAAGCCCTTGACCGTAGTGCATCGGCAAGAGGAGGATTGTTGTCGGGTGGAGCCCTAAAAGCAGCTGAAGGATATGGTCAAGAAATGGGATCGCAAGAATATGGAAATGCATTTAACCGCTTCCAGATAGGTCAAACTAACCAATATAACAGACTCGCTTCTTTGTCTGGGGTTGGGCAGCTAACTGCCCAACAATTAGGTAATGCAGGGGAGCAATATGGCAAAAATATGGGTAATCTAGCCGTACAAGGCGGAGAAAATCAAGCCAATGCTTTATTGGCTGGGGCTAATGCTCGCGGTTCTATGTATCAAGGAATTGGTAATGCTTTTGGTGGGATAGATTATAAAGGATTGATGGGCGGCGGTAATCAAAACGTAGACCCTTGGGGCAGAAGATGGGCTTAATAAAGGGCGGAGAATAATTATGGCTGTTCAATGGAATTTACTAGATCCTAATATGGCCGCTAAATTGGGCGGCTCTTTTCAAGAAGGTCAGCGCAATGCTTTAGTCATGCAACAAGCTGGACAAGAGCAGCAAATGAATGCGCTTAAAATGCAACAAGCGCAACAAGAGATGGGTAATCAAAATGCGCTGTCAAGAGCTTATCAAGAATCTGGCGGCGATATATCAAAGCTTAAAGAAAGTTTATTGGCTGGAGGTCAGTTTGAACCAGCAATGAAAGTTCAAAAACAAATCACAGAGCAACAAACAGCGGATTTAGCAGCTAAAAAAGCAGAACTTGATGATCATGTTACAAAAATAGGCTTAGTGGCACAATTATTGTCATCGGCTCACGATCAACCAAGCCTTGACGCCGCTATACAGGAAGCTGAATCAGTTGCTGGACCAGAGTTCGTGCAGAACGTGCCTAGAGTTTTTAACCCATCAGAATTGCAATTTGCTATTAAAAAAGGCTTATCGGTAAAAGACCAAGCCTACAACGCATCAAAAGAAATAGACCAACAATTAAGACGACAAGAAATATCTGCTTTAGGTGGATATAGACAAGAGCAATTAGGATTAGGTGAAAGGGAGTTAGGTTTAAAAACTCAAGAAGCAGAAAGAAAAGCAAATGAACCTGCAAAACTTGAAAATATACCCCCTACTCATAGAGCGGCGTATATGGAAAATGAAGCTGCATTAACTAAAATTGACGATGCAATAGAAAAGATAAAAGGGAATCCTAGTGCTTTAGGAATTGGTAATATTGCAGGTGAATTTGTAACACAAAGAACCGATCCAGAAGGAGTGGCAACTCGTGCGGCTTTGGCAGAAATAAGTAGCCAGAAAAGGCACGAATTATCAGGAGCAAGTATTACCGCGTCTGAGTCCCCTGTTTTGGCTCCTTTTATCCCTAAAGCAACAGATGATCCAGCGGCGGCTATAGAGAAATTAAACTCGCTTAAAAAACATTATTTAGAGTCTAATAGTCAGTTTGAAAATGAGTATGCAAAACCAGATTATAAAAACCCATTTCCAACAAAAGCAACAGAGAGAAAAGAAAAGAATCAATTAATTGATGAGATTAAAAAAGCTCAAAAAGAAACTGGATTTTCACTTGGGGCTAAAGGCGATAAAGAAATGGATTTAGATAAACAAGATATAGAGAATCTTAAGGATATTGTTTACAGCATAAGACAAGGTAAAACAGGCAAAGAAGAATCAATAACTCATCCACAATATCCTGGCTTTAGTATTAGGAAATAACATGGCAACATTTAAAGTTAATACGCCTGATGGTAAAACAGTAGATGTTGATGCTCCAGAAGGAGCGACACCAGAACAGGCAATTGAGTTTGTTGCTAAAACATGGAAGCCGTCAGAGGTATCACAGCAATTTGAAGAACAAAAAACATCTATGCCGTGGTCACAAGTTCCAGAGCAAGCATTAAAAAATCTTCCTGAAGATATAAAAAATATTGGTCGTGGTACTATTGGGATGGTTTCCCATCCTATTGATACAGCAACAGGATTGGCTACTGTTGCGCGTGGAGCTATGCAAAAAGCTTTACCAACAGCAGTTACGGAATATGCTATTAAGCATGGTATTAGCCCAGAAGCAAGGCCACAATTTGAATCATTTGTAAGACCTTATATAGAGGATTTTGGAAGTGTTGAAGGATTAAAGAAAGCCATTGAAGAAAGACCAGCATCCACATTTTTGAATATAACTGGAGCTTCTCAGTTAGGCCAAGGATTAGCAAGAAAAGTCGCAGGATCAGACATTTCTAATGCTTTAAGAGAAAGCGTAGCCAATGCAGAAAGAATAAACGCATTAAACGCACCTAAAGCAGCTATATTAAAAGCAGGACAGGAAGCAGGATATGTTGTCCCTCCTTCATCCGTTGCTCCTACTTTTATCAATCAACGGTTAGAAGGCATTGCAGGGAAAGCGGCAATTAAACAACATGCGCAAGGAATAAATCAGGAGATAACAAACGCTCTAGCGCGTAAAGCGTTAGGATTGCCAGAAGATCAGGCTATTAGCCACACTATATTAGCGGATCTTAGAAAACAACAAGGTGGCACCTATAGAGAAATAGCAGAACTACCTACACAACCTTCATTGGCTAAAGGATACAGCTTACCAGAATCAGAGAAAGTAAGAGGTACGGTAGCGGAAAAATTAAAGCCAGAAGCACCATCTTCTGTAAAAGGATTATTATCGGCAGGGATGGAAGAAAAAACAGGTGGTGGTTATGGTTTTGTAGATGGAAATGTATCATTAAAACCAGCCACTATAACAAAGTTTAAAAAAACAATTACCAGCGCAGCACAAGACTTGGAATCATTAAAGCAAACAAGAAATGACGCACAAGGCTGGTATGAATCATATAAACGGTCTGCTAATCCTGAAGAATTAAAAAAAGCTAAAGACCTTGATGTTATTGCGCGTGGTCTTGATGCAAAGATAGCCAATACAGCAAAAGCTGCTGGGCGTGATGACTTGCGTATGGCATTGCATGAAGCACGAAAGAATATAGCTAAAACATATACTGTTGAGAAAACATTAAATTTATCTACTGGTGATGTTAGTGCCAATGTAATTGGTGGTATGGTAGGCAAAGGTAAGCCACTTACAGAAGAATTAAAGACAATAGGACAATTCCAACAAGCTTACCCACAATATATAAGAGAAGGTGCAAAAGTTCCGGCTCCTGGCGTTAGTAAGCTTGAAGCCTTATCTATGGCTACTATGGGTATGGGTGGCATGGCAGTAGGTGGACCTACTGGCGCATTGATGGGTTTAACTCCATTATTAAGTACGCCAATCAGGAATGCATTATTATCCAAACCATATCAAAAAATGCTGGCAAATGCATTAAAGAAAAACCCATCTAAAACTTTAAAAGTAATGGATGATATTGTTAATAAATCTATTAACAATAAAAAAATGAATGCTGCTCAAATAGCCAATATTCTACAACAGATTAATTCCTCCAAGGATACTGAGAAATAAGTATGATTAAAAACATTACAAAAAACACGCTGGCGTATTCATGAATAGTAGAATCAATAGCTGATTGTGCTGCATTTTGCATAGCTTGTTGGTTCATTTTCTCTCTCCAATTATTTAAATATAAAAATATAGGATAACACATGGCAACGCTAACACCATCCCCAAAAATGGAATTTTTTGATAATAACGGTGATCCGCTTGTCGGCGGGAAGTTATACACCTACATTTCAGGTACCACAACGCCCGTATTTACCAAGACAGACGCAACAGGAACGGTTAATAATACCAATCCCGTCATTCTTGACGCAAGAGGTGAAGCGTCTGTTTGGTTAGATGAATCGGTCATATATCGCTTTGTCTTAAAAACATCAACGGACGTTGAGATTTGGACTTCAGACGGGATAACAGGTTTCTTAACACCAATAACAAAAGGTCAGTTCAGATTTACCACTAATGGCTCCTTCACCGTCCCCGTTGGTGTTACAAAATTATGGGTTAGTGGCGTAGCGGGTGGTGGTTCTGGTGGTGGTGGTGGTTCTAATGCTATTGCCAATGCCATTGCTATGGCTGGCGGAGGTGGTGGTGGTGGTCAATCTGTTTATAAAAAGCTTCTTACGGTCGTACCGGGTGAAGTAATCCCCATTACCGTTGGCTTAGGTGGGCTTAGTGACGCTTCACATGGTCAGGGCGGAACATCGGGCGCGGATGATGCCATGAATGGGGCAAACGGTACTGATACTATTATCGGTACTTATGTCACATTGACGCATGGGGATGGAGGTAGAGCAGGAAAAATATCAGCAGGAACAATAGTCGATGTCTTTACCGATGGAGCGGGTGGTTCTGGTGGATCTGGTGGAGTTGGTGGCGCATTGATTGATGGTCAGGCGGGAAAAGCAGGATCGCCTGGCGGCCCTACTGGAGGTCATGTTGTTTCGTCATTCGGTGGGGATGGCGGCTCGTCATTATATGGAATGGGTGGTCATGGCCCGCGGATTACCATCGGATTAGGTTCTGGCGTTGGCGGATCAATCCCAAAAGGATATGGGGCAGGTGGCCCAGGTGGCGGCGTGGCTTTCGACAATCCATCTTCAGGCGGTACGGGTGTTGGAGGAACAGATGGGATGGTATTGATAGAATGGTAAAGATAGACTGGAAAGAAAACAGCACTAAACGCGGCGCAATATGGGTTATAGCCGCGTTAATAGGATTGCCTATGGCTTGGATGGGAAAAGACGTTCAGCCGCTTATAACACTTGCTATGGGCGTAGCCGGGGGTCTTGGTGTTATGCTAACAGACAATAAAGACTAATATGCCTTATTTTTTAATAGCCATTATTATCACAGCATTTGGAAGCGGATTTTATACCGCACATTCCATTGACAATGCGGAAATATTCGCCCTTAAAAACGCTATTGAAAAATCAAATGAGCAAGGACGCTCTGCTATGGCAGAAGCTACAAGGATAGTCAACGCAGCTCAAGCCGAAGCGATAGCCACCAACAACGAATTGGACAAAGCTAATGAAAGTTCTATTAATACCATTAACGCTTATTATGATCGGGTGCGTCAAATTAAACCCCGTAGCCATTGCACCGTGTCAAAAAGTGATAATACCGTTGAGCCTACAAAAGATGCAGCCAACACCTACAACCTTCTTGCAGAATTACATCGAGCAGACCTCGCAGCAATAGAAAAGAATACATTACTTAAATTTGTTAGGAATAACTGCGGGATAAAATAAGGATGTCGCCACACATGCACAGCCGGAGCACCGACCCTGTGAACGATTTGATTATTAGAGTATCCATATTGGAAACTAAGCATGATACACAAACTCAAATACAAGAAGATCATGCCGCCCTATTGTCAAAATTAGTCGATCAGGATAACAAAGCAATAATAGCGCTCAATAACATTAATCTTAAATTCGACGCACTTATCCATCAATTCTCGGTAGGATTCAAGATAGTCATGGTATGCGGGGCGATTGTAACCACTTCCGTAACCGCGTTCTGGATCTATAATGCCGACCTAAACTCACGATTTTCTAGTAAAATGGATTCTATTGCATCCAACACCGCTATTCAGCATGAACTTATCAACAAAACATCAGAAGATGTAAATCATATTAAACAGTTAAAATCCGTCAAAGGAAGTAAATGATTAAAAGATCAATATTAATTTTGGTGGCAGTAGCTTCACCAATCGTTTCTTATGGTGTTTATCAAGCCAATGATAAAAGCTATCTAAAGCGCAGCGCAACAGTCAAGAAACATTTCAAGGAACAAACGCTTTGCCCTGCTACAGGAACTTATACACAAAAGTGCGTAGGTTATGTGGTAGATCATATTATCCCGCTTAAATGCTACGGGAAGGACTCTATAGAGAATTTACAGTACATGACAATCGCCGAAGCAAAGATAAAAGATCGTTATGAGATTAGAGGGGATAAAACTCACAAACCATGTATTGGTTACGTTAAATGACACCAATAACCGCATTGCAATTATTAGCTAACTTAATTAAAGAATTTGAAGGATTAAGTCTTAAGGCGTATAAATGTCCAGCCGGCATTTGGACGGTAGGATATGGGGCTACTGGTAAAGGAATAAATAAGGATACAGTATGGACACAACATCAAGCAGATGAACAACTGCATGATAGAGCGTTAGAAGCCCTACACGACGCAATAAATGCGTCACCTATACTATTGCATGAAACTATTGAAAGACAGGCTGCAATCGCTGATTTTGTCTATAATTGTGGTATTGGTAACTATCGAACCAGTACGCTTAAAAAGAGAGTTGATGCAGGTGATTGGAAAAGCGCACAACATGAGATATTGAAGTGGGATAAAGCAACCATTAATGGAAATATAGTTGCTTTAAAAGGATTATCAAAAAGAAGAAAAATAGAATCAGAAATGCTAATATAAATTATTTAATCCATTCACTTTCAGGCCATCCTCTAACTACTGCTCTATAATAAAGTATTGATTTTTTAATGTTTAATTTAATAGCAAGATCGTTTATCTTTATTTGTTCTCCATTATAATTTATTATTTTATTTGTTTTTATATTATTCGACTGTTCTGATGGAGTAGCCCATCTACAATTTTCTTTATAATATCCAAGATTTCCATCTATTCTATCTATAGTTTTATTATCAGGTCTTTCACCCATATCATTTAAGAAGTTTTGAAACAAATACCATTCTTTACAAACTTTTATTCCAACATTCCCATAACTTTTATATTTAGGATGATTTTTATTATTGCATCTCTGTTTCATATTAGCCCATGTATTATATGTTCTAGACATTGATGATACAGTTGTATGCCCATGTTTTGTTACACATGATTTTGCTCTACACGATTTAGAGCAAAATTTACCCCTACCTAATGTTAATCTTTTTTCTGTAGTCTCAAAAGAAATTTTACATAATTCGCATTTAACTATTATTTTATTTGTCATTTTGATAATTCCTTAGCATGAATTATTTAGCGAAAGGGTGAAATAACAGATCTTGCTAAAGGATTTTTCAGCCGCTAAGCCTAGTCATTTCAATATATTATACATTAATAAAGGTAAAAGGTAAGCCCCTTGCGGGGCTTACTAGACGGCGTAAAAAAGAAAGTGATTTACTTATTTAGCATAAGCAGAAATAGTAACTTTACAAGTCGATGTAACGCTTGTACTCAAGTTAGTACATTTAACAACAACAGCAACATTGTGCATTAAATGTACTGGATTTGCGAAAACCATTTCTGTGCAGCCGTCACCTTTCCATGAATAAAGCAGCGAGTTAAAGTAGTAGTTGTTTGGTAAAACAGTAGGTACACCATCAACCAATAACGAGTTATTATCTTTATTAACGAGCCATGCTTGCGCCACTATTCGATCCGTCTCTTTTTGCATCCATGTAATAACACCGGATGTATTTACAATGGTGGGGACTAAACAAACTTTTGCTCCAGTATATACGGTATTTCCCTCGATGCTTTTTGGGAGCAATACATCGCCATAAGCATCATTTCTAACTTCCGCTCCCGGTGCAACATCAAACCGATAAATATTTGTAATGGTGTTAGTATGCGTACTACCGTCAGGCATTGTCATGACTGATGCTTGTGCGGTTGATGACAATAATAATGTTGCTGTTAGTAGTATAGATATTAATATTTTCTTCATTTTGTTCCCTTTTAAATTATTTAAATTGATTGCAATTTGCTTCTGGATCTTTTCTTCCCATCCCATATTTGCATTCTTCACATATTAATTTTGTTCCATATTCACAATCATAATCTCCTGAAAATTCATCATAATATCCAAGGCATTTTGGATGCTTTGTTTTTTCTTCTTTATCTCCTTTATAAGTATCTATTTTTAAGTTAATCATAGTCTAAATCCTCTTAAAAATTGTTTTTCTAAATCATTCATTTTAGTGATTGGTTGTTGCTTCTTTACTTTTGGATGCTTTCTTTCACTCCTCGGTGAGTTGTAGTTTTTAAAGTCTTCTTTTCTTACTAGCTTTATTTCATTAGCATCCCAAACCCGTGTGGCGTTGGTAGATATTCCTTTTATGTATTTTCGCTTTACGTGTGGAAATCCTGGTTGTTTTACCAACTTTACAGCGCTAGTTTTGTGCATCTTAAAATGATTTGCTATTTCTTGCGTGTCCCATTCGTTAGGCTGTTTAGGTATGCGCCGTCTTGCTATTTCTTCAGAAAGTTTAACAACTTCATCTTTTCTATAGTATGCTTTGTCTCCTTGTATACCAGCATCTACCCTTAATATGCCATGCTTTTTAAGCGTTTTATGCATGTTTGACGCGTCTGATTTTAACAGTTGCATGGCTTGTTTGTAGGTTACGAATTCGCTCATTTATTCACCTATCCCATGTGCTTTTTCAATTTCCTTTACAAGTTTAATTAAATAAAACCAATCACTTTCTGTAAGCTCTTCTTGTCTAATATCATATCCTGTTTCGTCTTTAGCGGTTTTTATTGACAAATTAATTATTTCATCTTTACTCAACGGTTCTAGCTTTAGTGGTGATGTGTAAAGCGGAGCCCAGCTTACGGTGCGGCTCTTATTATCAAAAGTAAAATCACCTGTAATCGCATTAACCCATGCTGCCGGCTCAGGCTCAGGCTTTGCCAGTTCTTCCTTTATTTTGTTAAATGCGATTATAAGTCGTGGATAATTTTGCAAATCCGCACTAACATCAAAACTTATAGCTCTTGATATCTCCTCCAATAATTTTCTGCTCATTTCAAAACCTCATAATCATATATTCTACCAATCGTTAAATTCCTCCCCCAGTTCAAATATTCAGCCCTTATAGGCGCGTGAATATGACTTAAACGTCCGTTTTCATGTGTTGTTCTGTAAACGACACGTTTCCTGTTATTGACTGGTTGGATTGTGCCGTTGTGTTTTGTTGGATTGTAGTTTTTCATTATTGTAAATCCCACTCTTCAAATAATTGACCAGAACCTTCATTTTGCATAAACCTTGTCATGTCTTCAGATACCATATAATCAGGCTGTTGGTAGGTGTCAATTGCATGTGCAGTTTTCACAAATACAACAGCTGTTGCAATGGTTATTCCAATTACAATGGCCATTAAAATGCGACCAAAAATATAGTCAGGGGTGAAGTCGTATAGTTTCATTTGTTTAATCCATCTATTAATGCATCTGCAAATTTAACGGAATCGGAAGCATATGCTTCAAATTCCGCACTTAACTCTGGATTAGATAGTAATCCTTGCATTGCCATTGCAGCGAATAGTTCTCGCTTTGTTAATCCAAAAGCTCCTTGCTCATTAGGGTATGCGTTTTCGTTTGGGTTTAATTCTGGATATTTCATCATTCCTCCTCCAACTTAGCCAATCTCTCGGCCTGCCATTCAACAGCCCTGCAAATAATAGCGTTAATAGGTTTATGACGGTCTGCAAATGGAGCTGATAAAGCTGCTACAATGATGTCATTTAAAGTCTTTGCCTCTTCGCTTGTTATTTCTTCGCTGGTAATGAATGCAATGAATGACTCTAGTCCTTTGTCACCGTCATAGTTTATAGTGTCATCTATGATGCTTTGTTCTATTTCTGCAACTCGTTCTAGGTGTTTATCGTTTAAGTTGTCTTGGTACATTTTTCTCTCCGTTAGTGCTTCTTGTTAAGTTGCATCTAATTATAAACATAAAAATATAAATGTCACGTTTTATTTCTTATTAATTCCATTATTTTTACTTTCCCATCCTCAAAACCTTCTGCCAACATCCAATTATCGCAACAAACATCACAAACATAAGCTCTAAATATCTTTTGCTCTTCGCTTAGAATTCCTCCTTTTGTTTTTTTAAATTCTATCCATATTTTTTTTGATGGAATATATAAATCCGCCGCACCTGGATGCAATCCTTCCCGTATTTGATCGGATCGCTCACGTGGTGTTCTGGAGCCTCCATTTCGTATCGACATAATAACTACGCCAGGATAGGTTTTTTTAAACCAATGTACAAACTCGCATTGCTCCTCAAATTCTGAGCGTATTTTTTTTGATTCTTTTTTTGCTTCTATATATTCCCTTGTATTACGTTCTTCCATATCAATTAATGAATCCCTAGATGATATAGAAGCGTGCATAAGATTATTTATTATTGCTATTCTTTTGTCTTTTTTTACTCCACGACCCTTAAGCGCAACCTCCAAAGAATCTTTAAAAACTTGGTCTGATATATTAGAATCAATCATTTTTCAATTTCTCCGATAATATATCGACTGGACCATATAATAAATCAGCAATTTTTATGGCTCCTTGTCCTTCTACACTAAATAAAAATCCTTCAAATATAGAGAGCGTTTGCAATATTGCCATTGCTTCGTCTTTTGTTAGTTCAATCATTTTTCCTTCCTACTGTTTCAAAATAACGTATCCATTCTTCCCTTTTCTCTACAGGCTCAAGCAAAACTTCATTAATAACACTTTCGTCACAGCCCGCCTTATATAATGCGGCGTGCACTACTGCATCGCTAATATAGCTGTCGCCTGTTTTTGCGTGTGTTGGTGGCTTGAGTTGTTGCTGTAATGCTTTTAGTTCTTCTAATATATTCATAACATGCAAAACTCCGGTGATATTTGGCGTTTAGCTTCTACATAGGCATTATGGGCTTCTTGTTCGGTTAAAAATCCTCCTAAATAAATATTTTTCTTATTTGTTGTAATCGTAGCACAATATTGAAAACCATCCTTGCCTTTTGTATTTATTTTACTTACTCCTCTCATGTATTTTTGGTTTTTTCTAGAGTTATCGCATTTATGTATATCATCTGTTCTTGTAGATTCTCGTAAATTACAGATAGAATCGTTATATTTATTACCATCAATGTTATCAATTCCGTTTTCAGGGAATTTTCCATATATATACATCCATGCTAAACGCCTAGATAAATAAATCTTTCCAAGTAACCATATAATATTACCTCTATTGCTTTTTGATAATACAGTTTTTTTATTAGCAAATCTTTTATTCCATCTTTTACCAGCTATAACATTTGCAAACGATTCTAATGGCCTTTCCTTCCAAGTAAAAACACCAGTCTCAGGATCATAATGTAATAGTTCTTTTAATCGTTCTTGTGTAAGTTCTTCTCTTTTCATTGTACAAACTCCCAATTTTTTAATTCTTTAAATTTACCATTAGGTGCAAGTGTTATCGTTTTAAACCGCTTAAAGTATTTATCGTAAGCATTGTTAAATAACAACAAAACATTTTCCACATTAACTCCTCCCGGTGCAGATGCAATAAGCTGGAAATCCTCTGGCTGTTTCATCATCTTAACTAAATGTCCTACGCTTTTATGTCTAGCATATCCGGTGTGGGACAGGCACATATAATGATTGTGCAAGATAAGACCACTTTCATCAATAAAATTGATCTTTATCATTTCTGTCTGGTCTTTCTTGCTATACGCCTTTTCAAATGTTACCCGATCAACTTGATATGTGTAAGTTTCGGCATCTATCTTGGCCTTTAGTATCTCACCACGTGTACGCATTACATACTTTCCGGTTTCGCTGTCTGTCACAAATTCAGCGCGGCAAACTTTGCATTTTTTCGCGCTTAATAGGTTTGCATATCCGCACTCATAACCTTTTAAATATGTTAATCCTTCGAATTCTGTAGTTTCTTCTACTATAGCAATACAACTTTTTCGAGGAGTATCCCCTATGCGCTTTTTATTCTTAGGTGCAATTGTCGCATCAATAGGCCCATGCCTATCTATATTACCCCCAAAGCACAAAACATAGCCCAATTCTTTATCATCATTAGCGCGAATAACCCGGCCGCAAATTTGCACATACTTAACAAGGCTTTTGGTTGCCAAGAACAATACAACACAGTCGAGCTGGGTGTAATCGAAGCCAGTGACGAATATACCGACATTAACAACAATCCTTCTTCCTTCCCCATGCTTTAGCCATTTAGTTAATGCGTTTCTTTCGCTGTTTGGCATGTCTCCATAAGCCAAACGTATAGTGGAATCATCGTTCCATTCTTCTACTATCTTTCTCGCGTTGCTTAGGTTTGACGCGTAAACAATAGCAGTATTTATGTTATAATGGTCGAATTTAATGCGCATATCCTTGGTAGCATCAACCACTATATTTTCGAATCGTTGCCCCATTTCCTCATCGTTATAGTCGCCGTTTGATTTAAGCTTAACACCTGTCAAATCAGCTTCTATATCTCCGCTAATGCTTTCTATGTGCGACAAATAACCTTTCTTTATAAGATCAGGTATATTAGTTTCATAGCAACACCGAGTAAATGTCGCTTTACCTTCAACACAGTCTAAATGTATATATCCTTGCTTTTCTCGATAGGGTGTCGCAGTCATCCCGCAAATCTTCATATTAGGATTAATGCGAATCAATGACCTGATTATTTTTTGATATGAAGTATCAGGGTTAGGCGATACATAATGAGCCTCGTCAATAATAAGTATGTTAAAACTTCCGCTTGTAGCCCTACGCTTTAAAAAGCTGGTATAGGTAGCAAACACAATCTGTCTAGTTACTTGGTTTTTACTTAATTTTGCTGAGCATATCCCGTATGACCTTACATCATCCGTATAATCGTGAAATTCTTTTGCGTTCTGTGAAACAAGTTCTGATGATGGGACTAAGACAAGCGCCCTCCCTCCCTGTTTCCTGCACTTTTCAGCCAGCATGGAACACACTAAAGCCTTTCCGCTTCCAGTAGACATGTGAGCGTATGGTCGCTCACCTAGTGCAATATCTTTTATTATTACTGCATATGCTTCTTGTTGATGTTCGCGTGGTATTTTTTTAGTCATAATTTGCCACAAATAAAAAAGCCCCAAGTAACAGAGTGCAGTCTGCTAAATGAGGCTTGGTGTTGCTCTTGTTATCCACCTGCACGTGGATTAGTTCGTTTAGTATAGCATTGTATCAATCACCATACAATAATATGCTCGCTTGTCTCCGTATTTATTACACGAATCTCATAACGATAACTACTTGATATGCTCCTACACAATGCAAAAAAAACAGCAACACAATAATTATTTGTTTTCCACGGTGTTCCATGAAACGAAGGGAATTTGCACACAAAATATTTTTCTTTAGTCATTGTATTGTCCTTTATCAAGAAATTCTTAAACAATATTTTTTAACAAGCTCAAAGCCATCAACACCAGCACCATGTTTAAATTCTTCATTTATAGCGGTTTTATCTATAACCTTAATAACTTTAACAAGATTGCTAGGTAGTTTGTCAATATCAAAATCAGGCATTTGAATAACTGCATCTCGCTCATACCGTGAAATATTCAAAATATCACCTTTAACGCTTTTAATGTCAAAGTCTTTCATCACAGACAAGATAAATTCCCTAAGTTTTAATTCTGCTCTTTTTGCTTGAGCTTCCTTTCGTTCTAGCCTTTCCGCGGCTATTTTTTTAGCTTCTGTAGATAATTGACTCAATGCTATTGATTCAGCTAATACGGACGTAAGAAACGATAATTTACGCTCAACGCTTCCTTCTATAAATTGTAAACGACTTTCTAATATATCCTTTTCGCTACCTTCTTCAACCCAGTACAATTCATCTAATAATTCTTGCTGTTGTTTCTTTAGTTCATATATTTTCATAATTCATTATACCTTTTTAATAACTCATCCAAACAATGACCGTTTTCAATTAGTTCATTATTATGAAACAATGAAAAATCTTGCATCCATGCGTTAAAAGATAATGTCTTATTGTTATATGACCCTAATGTTATTTCTTTATCCATTATTTCTTCACAATCTTGTTTTGTTAAAGTTATTTTCATTAATAATTCCTCAACAACTCTTTTATTTCTTCATCATTTGAATAATTTTCAAGCGCGCCATCTTCTCTATCAACATCAACAAAAACAGGATCTACTTCTGTAAATTTTACGCATTTATCAGCAAAATCTAATTCTTTTGCTTCTCCGTACCATTCGTCTGTTGGCATATCAGGATTTAAATGTAATAAACAATCAATAGACATACCAGTAACGGTATAGTTTGAATGGCCTTCATCTTGTTTTATGCAATATTTACAATCTGTGCATTTATTCACTTATTCTCTCCTATTAAAAGCCATCCCTGGCTATATGTTAGTTAATTATTAGAATGGGATATCGTCATCAAAGTCAATATCTTCAACAGGTGCTTTATCAATTATATTTTTATCTTCTTCCGCCTGTTTCTTTGCTACAGGTGAAACAGCCCGAATCCAATTTCCTGCCATCTTTGTACCGTCATCCCTATCCATTTCATACTCTGCTACAGTCAATAGCGCAGAACCACCATTTAACGCCCTTGCAAGTTGCATGTTATCGCCTTCTACCAGCTTACCGGCTTGCGCAAGTTTCATTAATTGTCCTTTGCAATTTGTATCAATGGTCGCAAGCATTTCTTTGGCCTTATCAGCCTTTGATGCTTTTTTGTCGTTTAGGTGTAGCTTTTGATTAATCAAGAAGCCGTTGTATGCGCCTTTCTCAACAATGTACCAGGTAATCTTAATCAGTTGGTTTGCGTATTGAGTCTTTTCTTCCCATGTTGCTTCTAGGATGTTGGCGTGTAGTTGTGTACCGTCTGGAATAATTTCTTGAAATCCTGCGTTTTCGTAGCTTGTTGTTGGTTCGATTGCTTCGCCAGTGCTTTTTGTAAATAAGTTAGTCATGGTATAAGTCCGAAAATAGTTGTATTAATGTTGGATTGGTTCGTTTATGTAATAATTCTTCTTCTGTCTCGCTTTGCTCTATTTCGTAGTATTCCTCCATATTTACCCGTGATTTTGCGAAAAAATCACCCCTTGGTTTAGTATAAACGATACGCCGCGTCGCTCCGCTTGTTGCGTATTTTTTAACTGGTCCATCTTTGTTAACAATGCCGCGTTTATCTGCGATGATTTGATCTTCTCCCCTAACATACAGAACATTGTGAGCTCTAGCTTCAAGTAATCCCATAACATTGGTATTTTCACCTCGTGGCGCGTTTATGCTTATTTTTTGATAATAGCTACCATCAGGATTATTGACGTTATAAGAGCCATCATGCCCCAATAATATAACGTGCATATCACGCCTTTTCATTACAGCATCTACTCCAGCCAATAAGCGCGTCCAATATGGATAACCAAATGCCGCTCCCTTACCATACGCTTTAAGATCGACGCCTTTGTTTGAATCTTCCACATCCTCATCAACACCTTCACGATATGATCCAACATTATCAATGATTAATGTCTTTCTAGTATGCTCAGCTCTTAAAACCCATTGCATACAAGCATAAACATGATTGATTGGTGTTAAGTTCATTTCAGCATAGCTTGGGAACTTAGGAACGCACATGCGCTCATGACCTGTTTCTTTTCCTACTGGTATAATGATAGGATCAGGCGAGTAACTCGCCATTGTACTTTTGCCAATTCCTCCCTTACCGTAAATAACAGTAAATTGTGGCTTCTTTTCAGGCTTTGCCTTTATCTTTGATTCAAAATCAAGCGCCTTTAGGTCAAAATCAAGGTCTTTTGTTGGTAATGCCATTACACTTCTACCTCTATCCAGTCTGTTATCCATTTATAAAATAATCTATCATTTTCAAAATATTTGGCTTCTTCTTCCGTGTCCGCAGTACATGTTTCAGTATCAGTAAACAAAGCAACCCTATACCTAATAACTTCAGATTTTATGCGGTATTCTATATCTTTTTCCCATGTTGGATTCTTAATATAAACCCATATATTATATATATTTTTTAATTGAATCTCAGCACCATTAGCCCAAGCAATAATAAGATTACGATGTTTATGTGGTTGTTTTTTTATCATTGCTTACCTCCCAATGATACAATAATTCAATTGTTTTTGGAATTGAATATGACAATATAGCTAAACATGCCAAAATAAATACAATAATTATTTTTTCAATTGTTGTTAATTTCATTATCTCTCACCTCTTTAAAATACTTTCTCATTACCGTACTAATCAATCCCTTTGCTACCAAGTTGCGCTCCGCGCAAAACTGCCTTAGTTCATCCCTGAACGATTCATCAATGGCAATTCCGCTTTGCTTTTCTTTCTTTTGTTTAGTCATGTTCGCAATTGTCCCATGTAACTCTATTAGTTTCTGTGAAACTTGTTCTTCCAAAATCCCATATTGTCGGGCGTCCATCTTCATCCATACCAGAGAAATGCCCCCTTCTTTTTACTGGACAAATGCTTGAATTTTCCCAAACCAAAACCTTATCATCTATCTTAAAGTCGGCGTAGGGTGATATTTCAATTATGTCATTATCATTTTCACTACTTGTGAAAACACTTCCATTTAAATCCCATTCTAACGTACAAACTGGATTTAATTTTCCAGATAGTGCGGCTCCATGAATAACATTTTGTTCTTCCCATATTTTGTAAATAATTACATCAAGCCCAAGTCTTGTTTTGTATTTTTTATCTTTTCTTATTTTCATTTTTCTCTCCAATTTATTTAGATGATGTTAAGTATTATAAACATAAAAATACAAATGTAAAGTTATTTATTTATAAATCATCAATATCAACCTCATCCCCAAACTTTGAAGCAACGAAACAACGCATAGCCGCTTCAAGTGATGTTTTGCCATAGCTGAAAGCTTTAAGTTCACCTTTTATTGATAACCACTCAGTATCATTTCCGCTATCATCTTCACATGGTTCTATTGTTACTCTCTCACTCTCAATAATAGGCCACGCTTGTGATGGGTTGGTGGTTGGTGAGTAATCTTCAAATTTCCAATCTTCATTAACTATAATAAAACAATTATTTTCACTAATATAAGGCTTTAATCCCTCTGCCTTACCTACAAGATAATCTATTTCCCATAACTCTAAATCTTTAATTTGTTTTTTCATTTCCTCGCCCTAAGTGCGCGCCTTAAATCATAAATAGCGCCACCGAAGTCAACTACTCGAACAGAATCAAGAGCTAATTTTCTGCTATTAATTTCTTTTCTGTCTAGTCCGTCTCTTGCATCCATTGCCAGCTGCTGAAACGCCTTTGATCGTTCTTCTTGAATCTTGGCTAATTCATCAATGCGCTTTGCCGCAGCAATAAGTTTGTCTATGTTCACTCTAACCCCCTATCCCTCTTATAAAATTCCCACAACTTACTAGGTGGATAAAAGCTGTTGTTTGCTTTTAGGCCAGCGTAGAAGGCGTGTTCTAGTTGTTCAAGTGTGTAGGTTTGATCTTTTGGATCAAAATCACACATATATTCTTTTTTAAATTTTTCTTTACTAGATTCCTTTAGTGCTTCTTTAAAATCATCCAATAATGAAATTGGATATGTTTTTGTTGGTAATTCCTTATACGGCATAAAACGCCCTTTACTATCACGCTTCTGGCGGATCCAGTTGGTGCGGATTTTTGATGTTTGTTTCATTTAATAACATCCTTTTTTATCATCTATGTATCCAGCTAATTCAACACTTATAATATCTAAGAAACTACCGCCCATTCTTTCAGCTATTGTTGCAGCCATTTCTATTGCATTATCAATATTTTCAGAATAAATAAATCGTGTTGTTTTTTGTGAGCCATCTGTTTGTATAACTATTTTATAACTTAACTTCATTTCCTTCTCGCTTTGTTAGTTGTTTACTTTTGTCTTTCATTAAAAATATCCTGTGCAGCTTCATACCCTGTGTTTCCTATATACCATTCATTCCTTGCTTCAATCCATTCCTTCCTTGTTGGAAAATGATCAGAAATTCTTCCCCATTCCTGTATAAAACCTAATTTAAAATCAACCCATGTACAACATGCATTCTTTAATATTGCATATTCACCTATTCTTGGAGCGTTATCGTTAATTTTTGGTTTATATGTTTTCATATCTACTCCTTCTCGCTTTGTTAGTGTTATTTAAATTCTATGCGATTAAATATGACTATATTATCAACTGTAAAGAATTTTACAGGTTCGTTTAATTCTATCCAGTCGCCAATCAATTTTTGCAATTCAGCGCATTTTTCTTTGTCCTTAACTAATCCATCATACAACCAATATTGAGCACATTTTGGCCCTTCGTCACTTGCTACGTCTGAAATATCCTCTAATATACGGCTTGCAATTATAAAATCATGGGCGGTATGTTTTTTGTTCTCGCCTACAAATACCTCGTCAATATCTTCAATATCATTAAAGGCATTTTCTGCGGCATTCTCTGCCGACTCATAATTGCCAATAAAATATTCTTCATCTGTACTATAGCTGTATGTTTTCATTTTTCATCCATTACTAGCTTTGTTAGTGTGCTTGCTATTATCTAGTCTTGCTATATTTTTCATAAGCACTATTCATTTGATAATCTGAATCATAAAAAGTGCAATCATCAAAAAAAGCTCGTGT